AGCTCGTCCCGCCGCCCGATCCTGCCCAGCACGGTCGACCGGACGATGGCGATACCGGGCCGGCATGGCGCGTGGGACTTCGGCGCCGACCTTGGGCCGCGGCAGTTCGCGCTGGACTGCGCGCTGATCGAGCAGGATGCGGCGGCACTCCAGCTCGCTGTTGAGAGGGTGGCGGCGCTCCTGCTGGACAAACACGGCCGACCGCGCGAGCTCACGCTCACGCTCGACATCCGTCCGGAGCGGTCCTATACGGTCCGGTATGTCGGATCGCTCGATATCGAGCGAATCATCGGGCTGGGGCGCTTTACGCTGCTGCTAATGGCATTTGACCCGTATAGTTACGCCGGCATCACGGATTACGACGAGGGTCCGTACAAGTACAACACTGGACTCAAGTATAACACCGGCCTGCGGTATCCCAACCCGACTGGATTCCAGTGGCGTTACGGTCAGCAGCACAGCTCACTGTACAACCACAGCTCGCTTGTCACGCCGCTGATCGTGACCATCGCAGGGAGCGTGAGCGGAGTTAAAATCACGAACCGAACGAACGGTCGATCCATGACGCTCACGACGACGCTAAGCGGCCAGACGCTGGTGATCGACGGCGCGAAGGCGACGATCACGAGAAACGGCCAGAACGCCATGTCGGGACTTGTGGCTGGCGATTTCGTGCAGCTCGAGCCCGGAGCGAACCAGCTTGTGTTTGAGGGTGGCGCCCCGAACGCGACGGTGACGTTCGGATGGAAACACAGATTTTTGTGAGGGGTGATAGTGGATGGCGAATCTCATTACGATCGGGCCGGATGTCGAGAGTCAGCCGCTCAACGACAACTTTGCGGCGTTGAACGATGACATCGTCAATGTTCCGCACGCCCTCTACCGCAACGCCATCATCAACGGCAACTTCGATGTGTGGCAGCGCGGGACGAGTTTCGAAAACGTTCCATCCGGGACGTACACCGCTGATAGGTGGGTATATCTCCATGACGGTACGGGACAACAGCATACGATTTCACGGCAATCCTTTATACCCGGCCAGACCGATGTGCCGAACAACCCCAGCTATTTCGTGCGGGTGTCCGTCACGAGTGCTGCATCAGGTCAGACATACAATGTACTGCATCAACGCATCGAATCGGTCAGGACGTTTGCCGGAAAAACGATCACGATAACTTTCTGGGCTAAGGCAGATGCCGCACGGACGTTGGCCGTGAATTTTTGGCAGAACTTCGGATCGGGAGGGTCATCTGAAGTCGGAGTATCGGGTGCAAGTTTCAACTTGACGACAAACTGGCAGAAATTTTCTTGCACGGTTACGATACCATCGATTTCCGGCAAGGTTATTGGGCCGGGAGACAATTTGGGTGTGCAATTCTTTTTTCCGACCGAGCAAACTTTCGTCGTCGACATCGCCCAAGTCCAACTGAATGCCGGCGACGTCGCTCTACCGTTCCAACCGCGCAGCTTCGCGGAGGAGTTGGCTCTGTGTCAGCGGTACTTTGAAAAGAGTTACGACATCGACACAGCGCCTGGTAGTATGGCTGCTGCGAATGGCATGGAAATACTTACTTGTGACCATGCAGTTGGCGTTGGCGGTAATCTTGATCTTTTCCCTCATGGTCCTTTGAGGTTCAAGGTGCCGAAACGGATCACACCGACGGTGAGGATCTATAACCGCTCCAACGGCGAGCTTAATAGCGTGTTTAATGATAGCACGGGCCAACATGTCAACTTTGCGAATAATGTGCTCTTTACTGGAGGACAGACTCAGGTGAACCTCATATTGGAGAATTTGACAGGTTTGAACGTAATCAATGCTGGCGACATGGTGTCCTATCACTGGACCGCCGACGCCGAGCTCTAAGGAGGCACGCCATGCGTACAGGCTATAACCACTACATTCGCACGAACGAAACTGGGGAGATCATCCACGGCTTTTCTGACGCGTTCGAGCAGCCGCAGGATGGCGACATCCTCGTGCTCGAAAACGGGCCGCGTCACTTTCACGAGGCGTTCCCGGAGTCGTTGCGAAATGAACGCGGCCAGTTCCGTTTCCGATGGCAGGACGGTCAGATCGTCGAGCGATCGCAGCAAGAACTTGATGATGAATGGGCGCAGCGGCCGCCGGAACCGCCGACACTTGAAGAGCGGCTGGAAGCATCTGAAGAAGCCCTGCGCGCTCTGATGGAGGCGATGAACGATGTTTAAGTTCATTCTCGGCCAGTGGATCATGCGCAAGGTTGATGCAGCATGGGTTCAGGCTCAGGTACCGCGCTGGATCACGCAGGAACAGGCAGACGCTATTCTGGCGACATCGCAGATTCCGGGTGACAGCCAATGACTGCCCCGGTTCGCATCTACAATCAGAACCTGCAGCTCGTCGCGGTGCTTGATAATGCGTTCGCAGTAGGCTACGAGATGCCCCTCAACAACCTTTGGCGGGCATCTTTTTCATTGCCCGCGAACGACCCGAAAAACGCCGAATGCAAGCCGCTCTACTACGTCGAAATCTTCGATGGCGACGAACGGATCGATCTGTTCCGCATCGTCCCGCACGCGGCACGCCGGGACAGCAGCGGGCAGACGATCACGTACCAGTGCGAGCATGTGCTGGCGACGCTGCTGGACGACGTGATGTTTCAGTTTCATACCATCGGCAACCTCGGCGTGTACACGCGGGATGTGCTCGAGTACATCCTCGATAAGCAGCTCACCCCGCGCTGGCAGCTCGGCACGGTCAGCTTTGCCCGGCAATTTGAGTATTCGTGGGAAAACGAGAACCTGCTGGCCGCGCTGTTCAGCGTGCCGAAGCCGTTCGTCGAGGAATACATGTGGACATGGGACACGACGGTATATCCGTGGGTCCTGAGCCTGGTCGAGCAGCCCGATCCGGCGTCCGATCCGAACACGGCCTACATCCGGTACGGCGTCAACATGGTCGAAATCGAACGCGAGATTGACCCCACAACGCTCTGCACACGGCTCTACTGCCTCGGGTTCGGCGAGGGCGTGAACCAGTTGACGATCAGTGAAGTTAACGGCGGCAAACCGTATCTGGACGCTGATACGCAGGCGCAATACGGGATCATCAGCAAAATCTTTGTCGATCGCCGTTTCGAACATGCCGAGACGCTGCTCGCCCGCGGTCAGGCGCTGCTGGAAGAACTGAAGCATCCGCGCATCACGTACCGCGCAAAGGCGGCCGATCTCGGGCTGCAGCGGTTCCGCACCGGATCGCATGTCATCGTGAAGGACGAGGAGCTGGGCATCGACATCACGGCTCGCGTTGTCAACGTCCGGAAACCCGACATCACCGGCGCGCCGGGTGACATCGAGATTGAGATCGCGAACCGGCCGCTGGACATCGCCGGCAGCATCGCGGATCTGGCGGACCGGCAGCGGATCAATGAGGTGTATGCGCAAGGCGCCACGAACTTCGACTCGCACGATTTCGCGGACAACTGCGATCCGGACCATCCGGCCATCATGCGGTTCTGGGTGCCGGAGGAGACGGTGCGCATAAACAAAGTGCGTCTGTCGTACCGAGCGGAGGCGTTTCGGTCGTATGAGCGCGCGATCGAGGCGGCGCCGGCGACGACGAGCGGGCCGAGCAGTACGTCTACGACGGCGGCCGGTGGTGGCACGACGGAGACGACCGGACCGAGCTCTACGTCTACAACGGCTGCGGGCGGTGGGGTGTCGACGACCACGGCAGCGGGAGGTGGAGCGATTGAAACAACGGGGCCGAGTAGTAAAACGACGACAGAGCAGACAAGCACCTACAATACGACGTATTACGGCGGACTCTACCCACAACAAAATTATGATCCTAATTACACCACAAGCACTGTAGGAGACCACAACCACGGCATTCCCCCTGGTACACAGCTAATGACGGTTGGCGGCGGGGCCGTGACGTGGGCGCCATCCGGTGCTCACAACCACATGTTAGGCTATCACTATCACGAATTTTGGGGAGAACCGCACGTACACGGCATGGATCATACGCACAATGTGACAGTTCCGCTTCACACGCATACCGTGTCGATCCCGGATCATACGCACGGCATGGACCACACGCATACCGTGTCGATCCCGGATCATACGCACGGCATGGACCATACGCACACGATTCCGGCACACACGCACGATATCGAATATGGTATCTTCGAGGGGCCGACGCCGACAGCGGTGACCGTGCGAGTCGATGGAAATGTTGTTCCGGGACTCGGGACGAGTGCGGATGAGGTGGACATCATTCCGTATCTTGCGAAGGACTCAGGCGGGAAGATTCAGCGTGGAACGTGGCACACAATAGAAATAGCGCCCAATTCTCTTGGGCGCATTGTAGCGACGGTCCTGACGCAGATATTTGTTCAGTCGCGGGGCGGCGGGAATTATTGACCCAGCAGTCTCGCGACTGTTTCGTTCCGAATGTACATCTCGTCGTTGGTGAGCAACAACTCGTCACCGTCTGCGTTCCGGAAAAGTTTATCTCCCCCGAGAATGTTGGGAACGATGAATTCAACTCGGGCAGACTCTGACTCGATAACTAACAGCCTGCGGTAATCGGTCGGGCGACTATTGGGAAGTACGTTCACAGTCCATCTCACGTCATCACGAATATCGTAGAGCGAAGTCCACTCGGACATATCCAACGTGCCGAAATCAAAGTCGAGCACGATGTCCGTTCCTTCATACGTTGCATGAGGTGTTGATTCGTTTGTAATTTCTTCGGTCGTACGATCCATGTCTTGCCTGTCCCCTTTCTTCGTTGAGTCGTTGGCCGTGTTAAACTCGACCGTTTTACTATCCGATCTGTAGACGACATCATACCCAAGCATATTGGCGACTTCGCGGACCGGCAGATATGTCGTTCCCATGACGACGAGCGGCTCGGTCTGCACGTCCCGCTCCTCGCCGTTGACGACGAAACGGAGTTTGGCGATGGTTGCCGTCACCGTATCGGATGCGGCAAAGGCTGTCGCGGCACTGCCGATTAGCATGCCGATAACGAGCGCGAATATTGTACGCTTCATGCATTCCGACCTCCTAGTTATTTGGGATCATTATACCATATCTTACCGAAAAAGATGGTCATAGGTTTCAGCTCTGCCGTATAGGCGGGGCCTATATTTTTGGAGGTGTCATCATGGAAAACCTGTTTAAAACTATCGTTGCAATCGGCGGCGCCGTCGCTTCGTACCTTTTTGGGGGCTGGTCATCGTTGCTATCAATCTTACTCACGTTTGTTGTACTGGATTATGTGACCGGGTTCGCAGCCGCCGCAAAAGAAGGAAAGCTGAACAGCGAAGTTGGTATGTGGGGTATCGCCAAAAAGGTCGGCATTTTTGCCGTCGTGGCCGCCGCGCACTTGGTGGATACCGCGCTGGGAGACGCGCATCTTTTCCGGGATGCCGCGATATTTTTCTTTCTCGCAAACGAGCTGCTCAGCGTGGTCGAGAACGCCGGCCGGATCGGCGTGCCCATTCCGCCTGTCATGCAGCGGGCCGTCGAAGTGCTGCGCGGGAAGTCGGAGGGGGACCGGCCATGAGCGCGGCATCTTTCATCGCCCAAATCGCGCCAATCGCCGTCCAGCTCCGCGTCGAAGGCTCTCCGATCTTCCCGTCGGTCCGGATCGCGCAGGCGGGGCTGGAGACCGGCTGGAAGATCCCGTCCTGGAACAACCTCGGCGGCTACAAAGTCGGCAGCGGCAAGCTCACGCCGTATTGGCGCGGCAAAATCGTCAACAAAGGCACATGGGAAGTGTACGACGGCAAGCGCGTGGACGTGACGGCCGCATTCCGGGCGTATGACAGCGTGGAGGATTTCTTCCGGGATCAGGACCTTTTATTCGGGATCAGCCGGTACGCTCGCGTCCGGGCGGCACGCACGCCAGAAGAGCAGGCGGATATGCTGCAGGCGTGCGGCTACGCGACTGATCCTGCGTACGCATCGAAGCTGGTTGGCATCATCCGCACGTATGGACTAAAACGATATGATGAGGAGGCTGACAACCAAATGCAATTGAGCAACTACCAATGGCAACGGATTGAGATCGGTGTCAAGTCCCTGCTCGATCGCAAGATCATATCCGATACAGCGTGGCTCGAAAAGGCGCAGAAACGGACCCTCACGAGGGACGAGCTGGCATGGCTCACCTTTGAGCTTGTCGCGAACCCTCGTTAATGATGGAACCCCGCTCAGCTACGTGCTGGGCGGGGATTTTTTGCTTTGGGCGTACACTTCCGCACGGTCTCGCCGCCACAGCGGCCGCCCTGCGGGGCGGTTTCGGCCGGGTGCCTCCCGGCTCGATCAGGTCAGATTAACATCGACTCCGCGCCGCCGGAGCTCCGCGATCAGCTCATCCGTGCTGTATTTCGCGAGCGGCGATTCCGGCGCCTTCCGGCTTTCCCAGTGTTCCAGCGCAGCCACCTTGTCTACCATTTGAACCGTCCCGTCTTCCTGCACGACATACAGTTTATTCTCGGTGTTCCCGCCCCGGCCGTCCCGCTGGCCGGTGGCGACGATGTCACCCGGCTCGCACTCGATGTAGACTTTGCCGCCATCGCTGTCCCCGAGGTATGTACCGGCCTTGAAATCGTACACCATCTTCGCGCCCTCGAATTTCACTACCGCGCCCCACGGTCTGCCGTACCGCCGTGCGTTATAGGGGGGATACCTAAATTCGACTCTCATTGTTTTCATTCCTCCTTTGTTCTTTCTGACTCTATTATACGGCATTATAAATGCTTTTGCAATACCTTTTTTATGGTGTTGCAAAAATATTTTTAATGCTTTATTATTGTAGCAAAGGAGTGATTGATATGGCAGGACGTCCACCGAAACCGCCAACCGAGAAAAAGATCCGCGAGGCCGTTTATTTCGAGCCGCATCTGCTGGAATGGCTGCGCGATCTGGCGGAGAGGGAAAAGGTGACAGTCAGTGTCATCGTGAACAGGCTGATCGAGAAGGTGAAGGAGGCGCATAACGATGCGATATGAGGTGGGCGGCAAGTGGCCCGGCCGCGTGCCGTCATTTGAACAGTGTACCGCCCAGCTCGCTGGCAGCAGTTTTGACTTACTGGCGTTCCTGGACGGACCGACGTCGAAGGAAACGAAGATTTTCAAGGACGCCTTCATGCGGTTGCATATCACCGTGATCGACAGCATTCCGCTGATCGCGGTGTCATATCTCGGCAGCCGCTGGACGTGGGATGTCAGCCTGAATGTAGTCGGCATCTCGGAGGCGGACTCGGCGACATTCTTTCAGCCGGGTAACGCGGTCACGCTGTTCCTGATCGACCGGCCGAAAGGTATGATCAGAGCGATCCGAACCGTCGGCATATCTGAAGAAGCGGAACGCACGATCAAAGATGCACTGCGCGGGCAGATGACGCGATATCGAAGCCGCGCGGAGTTTGATGCCGCGCTCGGGCGGATATACGCTCAGCACACCACGGATGACTTGATCCAGATGGCGGATCTGGTGTGCGAGTTCAAGGGAAGGTAGACGACTCTGGAAGAACGTGGTATATTTGATATGGCCGTATGCGGAAGCACCGCTGCGGCCCTTATTATGCTTGCATACCGAACGAATGTTTGCATATAATACGGATACAAACACTTGTTCGGGGTGTGGTCCGTATGCACAAGTATATTGGCCGCCGCGTCGAGATCATCTACCAGGGCGCCGACGGCCGTCTTTCGCAGCGCGTGGTGCGCGTGCTGGGCGTACAGGATGGCGTTGTGCGGGCGTTCTGCGAAGCGTCCGGCGCGCCGCGGACGTTTCGGGTCGATGGCATATTGGCCGCGCTGCCGGTCGTCAGGAGGCGGACGGCGTGAAGGCGAACAAGCTGACACCGGGCAGTAATCTGATGTGGGAGTCGAGCAGGATGATCCTGCCCGAGCACAAGGAGCGCATCCTCAGCCACCGGGACGAAGTCCGGTGCGGCGGCCGGCGTGATCGGCCTGTGCTGGATGAGCAGGAGGCGGAGCTGATCGCCTCAGCAATCGCCGAATCGCTGACTGAGCGCGTGCCGGTGCGGCTGCGGCGGTTTGATCCGTTTGAGGATTGCGTCATCGAGGGGATCGTGGAGCGAGTTGATCAGGCGACCAGACGGATCAAAGTTGATGGTGAGTGGTTTGCAATCGACGACATTATAGGGGTGGACCGCGGGTGACGAGGCCCGCGGCTTTTCTTTTACTGCTTAGGCTGCCCACAACTCGCCCACAGTATTGCCGTGTATTGCGGTGTACAGCAAGGAAAAAATGCCGAAAAATCGGCATTGTCGGGTAAGTTGTGGTATGCACCATATATTACTATAATAAATACAAGTCGATCTATCCCGAATTGTAAACCGCGTCGTTACGCGGTTTTTCTGTTTTCGCTGGAGCTGGTTGCCCACATCCTGCCCACACTCAATCCAGTCGAAGATACGGCCCGAGCAGGGCGTCTAGCTTCTCCGTATTGGCGCGCCGGCGGGCCTCCGTGACGTGGAGGTAGACGCGCCTGGTCATGTCGTCGCTGGAGTGGCCGAGCTGCTTTTTGATGTCCTCCAGCGACGCCCCGGCTTCGGCCGACAGGCTGGTGAAGGTGTGGCGCAGACTGTGTGGTGTAATCGACTTCGGCAGTCCTGCCAAGTCCAGTAGGTGCGCCAAATCACGACCGAACATTCTCGGGTCCATAGGGTAGCCGGGAAGCATGCGGAAATTTACGAATACAAAATTCCGCTCCGTGTAAAATCTTTCGCCAATGCGGAGTCGGAAAGCCTTCACGTCCCGGAGTTGAACGTCCAGGACGGCAGCGACTGTTCGGCTGATATCCACGGTCCGGATTGACGTCCGGTTTTTCGGCGCTTCGAGCTGGTATGCGCGGATGCCCTGACCGTGGTATAGAGTGGCGATGACCCGAATCGTCCCGCGCCTTGTGTCCACCCGGGATTCCTCCAGCGCGCAGAGTTCACCAATCCGGAGGCCGGTGTTCGCCAGGACGATGATCGCCCGGTACATCTGGCGCGCGCCGAACGCCTTCACCGTGTCGGTCTGTGCATCCGCGTACTCCTTCGCCACGCGCACGAGCTCGGCCAACTGCTCCTTTTCCAGGTACTCCGGCAGGGGCTCGTCCGCGCCGCTTGCCAGCGCCTCGAAAGTCGGCCGGAGACTCGGCAGCACGGCGTCGTCGGTGGGATTCGAAGCGATCAGCCGCATTTTTACGGCCAGGCGGAAAAGGATTCGCATGGCAGAGTGGGCGGCTTTGATGCTGTTTTCGCCGAGCCGGCGGACGTCTCGCAGATCCAACAGATACTGCTGGTACATGGCTGGTGTGATATCTTTCAGTCGTCGCCCCGCGAAGGCGGCCCGTGCGTAGGTGAGATTGGCCCGCATTGCGGCGACGCTGCTCTGCTTCAATCCCTTTGCCCGCGCGTGCAACTCCAGACCCTTCTCGGCCCATTCGGCAAAGGGCATGTTGTTCTCGTCGACATACACCCCTTCCAACAACTGCGCCTCGATCTTGATGCCTTCCCGGTACGCTTCCTGTGGCGTTGGATAGCTGGGCGTCTCTTTTTGTTTCCGCCGCACGGTACCGTCCGGCATCGTCACCGGGACGCTATACCGATACGTGTAGCCCTTCCCGCGACGCCGGACTTTCGGCGGCAGCTTTTCTTTTGACATAATGCATCCTCCTTTATCATTAATTTACTTTCAAGATTTTTCACAGCATTGTGACGACTTGCACAGCTCTGCCGATTATTCGAGCCGGGTTGTCCGGGGTGACGATGATCGGCTCATACTCCGGGTTGTCGGGCAGCAGGATCAGCAGATCAGCTTGCCGCTTGACACGCTTCAGTGTCGCCTCTTCATCACCGTTGACCAGGACGGCCGCAACTGCTCCATTTTCTACATGAGGTTGTTCGCGGATCAGGACGAGCGATCCGTCCGGGATCGTCGGCTCCATGCTTTTGCCTTTAGCGCGAAGATAAAACAGCTCACCGGCCGGGAGCCGTTCCGGCGATTCATATACATATTCACTTATATTTTGCTCCGCGAGGATCGGTTCTCCGCACGCGATGGTCCCCAGCACGGGGATCGGTACTGTTCTCGGTCCTGCGGGGGCGAGGTTCGAAGGACGTTCCTCGGTCAACATAGATTTTGGCACATTAAAGAAATCCGCCATTTTTTGAATCTTGTCAATTCTCGGATACTTATCGCCGCTCAGCCACTGTGACACCGCCGAATCGCTCACCCCGATGTGTTCGGCGAGTGCGCGCTGGTCAATTCCTTTGCTTTCCAATAACTTTTGAAGGTTTTCAGCCAAAACTTCACGGGCGCTTTTCTTAAGCACTATCCATCCCCTCCAATGTTTATATTATAAACAAAAAGTGAAAAAAGTAAACATTTATTTTTTACTTTAAGTGTTGACAATTAACTTTAAGTGAAATATCATTGTAGTACAACACATGGAGCAGAGAGGTGGTGATACTGGATGACTGTACAGCTTACGCTCGAAGCTCTGAGGGTTAACGCTGGTTTTACGCAACAAGATGTAGCGGATAGACTCGGTGTTTCGCGCTTTACCGTCATGAAATGGGAAAGCGGCGAAGTTAAGCCGAAGGAGCTTGTGATCTACGCGCTCGCGAAACTTTATGACGTCGATATTGACGTTATAAAGGTTCCTTCGTCCGCATGAATTTACTTTAAGTAAAGTGAGGCGGCGGAAAATGGAGCAAGCAATCAACGCAATTCGCAGCATCTTGCTCCTGATCCCGGAAGATCAGCGGCAGGATGCCGTCCGCCAGCTCAGCCGAGAGGTGGGTGCCGTGCAGCTTGACGTGCCGCGCATGTACACGGATCATGAGGTGGCAGCTCGGTATCAGGTGCATGTGCGGACGGTGCGCAACTGGATCACCAGCGGGCGGTTGCGCGGCTGCCAGATCGACCGGTACTGGTATTCGCGAGCGGACTGGCTGGATGAGTTTGAGCGAAAGGAGATGACCCAATGAACAAACCACAAATTTTTAACCACTCGGTATTCGGCGATCTGCCGGTCGTTATCGCAGACGGTGTGGAATGGTTCGGAGCAACGGAAGCGGCGAAGGCGCTGGGGTTCTCGAACCCACACAAAGGCATCGACCACCACGTCGAAGAGGAGGACTGTACGGTCCATGCAGTGGGGGTCCAGACAGGGACGAAGGCAGACGGAACACCGGCTTTCCAGACGGTACAGAAGAAGTTCGTCAACGAATCCGGCCTCTACAGCCTGATCTTTGGCGCAGCCCGCCAGGGTAACAACCCGGAGATTCAAGAGAAGGCCAAACAATTCAAGCGCTGGGTGACCAGCGATGTCCTTCCCGCTATCCGTCAGCATGGCGGCTATCTGACGCCGCAGAAGATCGAAGAGGTGCTGCTCAACCCGGACACGATCATTGATCTGGCTCAACGGCTCAAGCAGGCCAATGAGGAAAAGGCGAAGCTGGCCGCTCAGATCGAAGCGGACAAGCCGAAAGTGCTCTTTGCTGAAGCGCTCGAAACGTCCGGCAGCTCGATCCTGATCGGCGAATTGGCGAAGATCCTCAAGCAAAACGGCATCAATATCGGCCAAAACCGGCTGTTTGAATGGCTCCGGCAGGAAGGCTACCTGATGAAGACCAAGGACGAACGCTGGAACGATCCGACGCAGAAAGCAATGGAGCTCGGATTGTTCGAGATCAAGAAGCGCACGATCAATTCGCCGGACGGCTCCGTGAGAACGGTCAAAACCACGAAGGTAACGCCGAAGGGTCAAATCTACTTTGTCAACAAGTTCAAGGCTGAAACGGCGGTGAACGCAGGGTGAGCGACAACATCAAAATCACGGACACGCCGGACGGTGGCTGCATCGTGGAGATGGACGGCGAGACCATTCGCTACAGCAAAGAAGAGATTGAAGAGATGGAGCGAGACTACAAAGACGCGATACTGCGACTGCTGAACCAAAAATACGCGCAATGAAAGGAGGTGACTATCCAATGACCAAACAAGCCCATCTGAAGCGCGCCATCCTCAAGACCGAGGAGGCGATCGCAAAGCTCATCGCCGCAAAACGAGCGCTGCTCGACGCACGCTCCGACCAGTACGTCCGGGTAGGCCGACTGCTGACCGAACTGGAAGAAGTGCACGCGATTCTGACTGACCCGGAATACATGCCGGAGATCGTGGAGGCTGATCTCGATGAGATCAGGGGCAACTTTTGCGGGGAGGTGACGGGGCAATGATCAACGCAAACGCTCGCGTATCGTACTGCTCCGACGCTGATTTTAACGTCGCCATCATTTGTGACGGTGACCTGGCGGCGTTCGGATACGTGTATGCTCACGTCCGGCGCGACCGCATCACGATCGAGGACTGCGAACGGATGTACGATCGGTACCTGAAGGAGGCGACGACATGACCACTCACGACGAATACCGCGCCGCGCTTGCCGAACACCGGGCCGCTCAGTCGATGTTCGATCAGGCCGATCCGGACCGGGTAGATGAGGCGGTGTACAGGCTGCGGGCCGCGGAGCTGCGTGTGTCGGCGGCGATCCGGGCGCTGAAGGAAGAGCAGCGGGCGGGGTGATTGCTGTGCGCAACCCTTACGATTGGTACATCTCGCCGGAAGAGTACGAGACGGCCGCAGCGAATGGCATCCGGCGCGACACGCTCGAAACCCGTATCCGTCGATTGGGCTGGCCGAAGAAGCGAGCGATCACGGAGCCGCCAAGGAAGTTGTCGAAAATCCCGCGCGAAATCGTTGAGCTCGCCCAGCGCAACGATATCCCATATCAAACCCTGTACTGGCGCATATACGCCGGCTGGGCGCCGAAGCGCGCAGCGACGGAGCCGGTCGCGGATCGAGCGGAGCGCATCAGACGGGCACACGATGCCCGACGAAAGATTCCCGCCGATATTATCGAGCTCGCCAACCAAAACGGAGTCAAGTACACGACGCTATATAAGCGAGTATCTGAAATGGGTTGGGACCCAATGACGGCCGCCACGACGCCGATCATGACGAAGAGTGAAAGCGGTCGGCTGGCCAAAGCGAAGCGAGAAATCGTACACAAATGGATTTTTGCGGGGAGGTGACCGGCTCGTGACACGGCAACAACGCCTCCGCGTCTGCGGCAACCTGATGCAGCTGATGTGCTGCGCGCAGTCGCCGGCAGCTCGGCGGGTGTACCGGGAGCAGCTTGAGCGGACTGCGGCACGCTTGAAAGGAGGTGAATAAGACATGAGCAACATGGCTGTCCACTTCTCATCCAAAACGGACGAGTGGGCGACGCCGCAAGACGTATTCGACCGACTGGATGCAGAATTCGGCTTTGATCTCGACGTCTGCGCCACTCCGGAAAATGCGAAATGTCCGAGGTACTACACCAAACGCGAAAACGGGCTCCTGCAAAAGTGGGAAGGCGTATGCTGGATGAACCCGCCTTATGGCCGAGAGATAGGGCAGTGGGTGAAGAAAGCATACACCAGCGCACTTGAAGGGGCGACAGTGGTCTGCCTCCTTCCAGCCCGGACGGATACGGGATGGTGGCACGACTACTGCATGAAAGGCGAGATCCGGTTTGTGCGCGGTCGCCTCAAGTTCGGCGATTCGAAGACAAATGCGCCATTTCCGAGTGCGGTTGTCATTTTCAGGCCGCTTGAAAGGAGGTGACGCAGGCCAATGACCGGACGTCTGATACCCGACCGCATTGACGATGTCGACGTGCTCGACGCCTGGAAGATCCGGCGTGACATGGCGCTGGAAGAGCAAGCAGAGCAGGCACAAGAAAAAGAAAAATCCACCGCGGCAACGGTGGACAAGTAAATCGCTTATCAGCCCCATCATACCACAGGTGGGGCGGAGGAGGGAAGGGATGGACACCTACATGGGTGACGGCGCATACCCGCGCCATGGTACGCACACGGTAGAGGTTTCGCTCCAATGGGGCGAGTACAAAGGGATGGTTATCGTCCAGGTTAAAGGCAACGTGATAGGCGCCTCGGTTATCGACTCCGCATTAGATTCCCTTGTTGACGGCGACTTCGAGCCAAACATGCACTTCTCCCAGAATCAAAGGCACATTGAGCTTATCGAGAGCGGCACCTATGAAGGTTTTGTGAAGCATTACAGGCTGATCAACGAGTTGGGGCATGTCCTCCATATCGATTACGACGACATCGCGGATTGCATCATCGGCGTCCAGATCGTCGGATGGGAAGCCGGGTGACAACCATGCTGCAGCTCAAACCTACCATCACCCTCGAGCTCGACGGTCAAGAGGCCGCCATCATCGGCAGCGCGCTGCTTGACCAGGCAAATCGCTGCCACGATGAGACGCGGGCGCGCATGAACCGCATATTGGCCACGAAGATTTTCGAAGCGCGGAAGCAGTTCCACGATGAGGTTGCGGCCGTCCTGGAGGAACGTTACATCACCAAATAAGGAGGGCATATCGATGTCGATCGCTACTCAAGTCCGCGACCTGGAAGCCGACCTCGCAATCTGCGAGGCGGCCACGCCGGGGCCGTGGATTTCCAATAGAGACGCGAAAGATGAGCGCTTCAAAGACGAATTGATTTGGGGGTTCAACGGTCCTGGCTTCGGGGCAATCGCCGAGGTTTTTCAGAATTATCCCGAACATGTGCAAAATGAACGATTCATCGCCGAAGCCCGCACCGGCTGGCCGTATGCGATCCGGCGGGCGCTGGAGGCGGAGGCCGAAGTCGACCGGCTGCGAGATGAGATCCGAATGCTGCAGGAAATGCTGCAGGAAATGCTGCAGGAGCAACTGGAGCAGAGATGCGCCCGGGCGTAATCCTGTTCCAGCACCAGCAAACGATCATCGCGAACGCCGAAGAGCGAATCCGGCGCGGGCTGCCGTTCTATGCGATATTCGCCGAACAGGGGACGTCGAAGACGCTGACGATGCTCGTCCTCGCGCTGCGCTTGTACAAGTCCGGCGCGATCCGGCACGCGCTAGTGGTATGTCCGACCAGCGTCAAGGGGAGCTGGAGCCGGGACATCGACCGGTTCTTCTCCCCACTCGAGCAGCGGTTGTTCGATCGGTTCCTGACCGTGACCACCTACGACCTGATCTGGCGCCGGTCGGAACTGGACCGGGAGTGGGACATGATCGTCCTGGACGAGTCCCACTTCATTAAAAACCGGACTTCGAACCGCTACCGTGGCCAGATCAAGAAGGTGGACGGGAAGCGGCGCCGGGTAACGAACGGTATCCAGCAGATCAGCCGGCGGTCGAAATATCGGTACATCCTGACCGGCACGCCGATCGGCAACAGCCGGTGGGAAGAAATTTGGGCGCAGTTCGACTTCCTCGATCCGAACATCTTCGGCCCATATTCGCACTTTGAAGCACGGTATTGCATTCTCGGGAAGTATTACAAGCCCGTGGCGTACCGCAACATCGAGGAGCTCAAGGCTATCATCGCCCAGCACAGCATCTGGATCCGGAAAGCGGACTGTCTGGACCTGCCGGAAAAACTGCCGCCGGAGCGTCTGACGCTGGAGCTCGAGGAGCGGAAGCTG